AAGTTGTAATGGATGATACAAACAACACACCTGATGTAATAGATAGAAATCAGTTAGTAGGTCAGATTTATATCCAACCAACCAAAACTGCTGAATTTATTATATTGAATTTTAATGTCCTCCCCACTGGAGCCACATTTCCTGCTTAAATAGTTTAAGCTCTCTTAAGTAGAATATTAAAATTTATCCTCCTGCAATATTTATTATCGTAGGAGGATATTTTTATGATAGTATATGTAACAAAAAATTTAGTAAACGGCAAAAAGTACATAGGAAAGGATTCACATAATGATCCTAACTATTTAGGTAGTGGTGCTTTACTTTTAGAAGATATTAAAACATACGGTAAAGAAAACTTTAAAAAAGAAATATTAGAACATTGTACTAAAGAAAATTTAGGCGAACGTGAAGAATATTGGATAGACTACTTTGATGCTGTTAAATCAAAAAATTTCTATAACATACGAAGTCAAACATCTGGTTGGTATAATAAAGATTTAAACTTAGAAAAATATGAATATGTTGTTAATAAGATAAGAAACAACACAAAAGGTATTCTTAAACCATCACTTCACAACAATCAAGAACGCTCAGAAAAATTAAGACAAGCTAATACAGGCAAACCAAAACCAGAAGGATTTGGTGAAATTATACGCCAAAAAGCAATAGGTCGTATATGTACCGACGAACATAAGAAAAAAATTAGTAATAGTAAAGTAGGCAAACCTCATCCTAAAAGTGGTAAACGTATATTACAATTAGATAAAGAAGGTAATATAATACAGGAACACAACAGTATTGAAGAAGCCGCAAACTATATTGGTAAAAAACGCTCTAATATAAGTTGTTGTCTAATTGGTATATCTAAAACAGCTTATGGATTTCAATGGAAATATATTTAAAGTATTGTAGCTTTCTAATACCTTACATATTTATACCCAGAATAATTTAATAATAAAATTAAAATTTAAACGATATGCCTGTTCTTGATGCTAATGAGATTATGTTTACTGCTTTTGAACCCAAAGTTCCAAATCGCTTTATTATGTATATTGATGGTATTCCATCATATTTGATTAAGAAAGCGTCGGCTCCTGGATTTGAAGCTGGTGAAATTATATTAGACCACATTAATGTTTACCGTAAAGTTAAAGGTAAAGTAAAGTGGAATGATATGACTTTAGAATTATACGATCCTGTAACCCCATCTGGCGCACAAGCCGTAATGGAATGGGCTCGTTTAGCACACGAATCAGTAACTGGTCGTGATGGATATTCCGATTTTTATAAGAAAGATTTAACATTAGATATTTTAGGACCTGTAGGTGATGTAGTAGGTGAGTGGATTATTAAAGGTGCTTATTGTAGAACCGCTACTTTTGGTGATTACGATTGGTCATCAGGTGACGCCGCAATTAGCTTATCTGTAACAATCGCTATGGATTATTGTGTATTGAATTTCTAGTTTAATTGTATTTATTTTAAGAGACGTTTGCTTCGGCAAGCGTCTTTTTTATTTGTAATATGTATTGCAAACGATGGAAGGAAAATCATTCGTATTTATAAAGATAGGTATCTACTTTGGTAGATACCTTTTTTCTTCGTATATTTATATATACACAAATAAAATAGTTTATGGCAGAATTAAAAATCCCAACAGAAACAGTTACATTACCATCAAAAGGCTTACTGTATCCCGAGACATCACCGCTAGCTAAAGGTGAAATTGAAATGAAGTATATGACGGCTAAGGAAGAAGATATCCTTACCAATAGCAACTACATCAAAAACGGAACCGTGATTGATAAATTACTTCAAGCATTGATTATTACTCCAATTGATTACAATGAATTGTTAATTGGAGATAAAAATGCAATATTAATTGCAGCTCGCGTTTTAGGCTATGGTAAAGACTATATTATTAGTTATGGTGGTAAAGAATTTACTGTTGATTTATCCAAATTAGAAGATAAAGTAATAGATGAATCACTATTCAAACCAGGATCAAATGAATTTTCCTTTACTTTACCTAATTCAGGTAATAACATTACGTTTAAAATATTAACACACGGAGACGAGCAAAAAATCGAAGCTGAAATTAAAGGTTTACAAAAAATAAACCCAAATATAACTACAGATGTTACTACTCGTTTAAAATATCTAATTACCTCAGTTGAGGGTAAACGTGATCAAAAAGATATTCGTGATTTTGTTGATAATTACTTAATTGCTAAAGACTCTAGAGCTTTTCGCCAATATTATTCCCAAATATCCCCCGATATTAATATGAAATATACCCCAGAAGATCCAGATTATGTAGGGGAGGGCATAGAGATTCCAGTTACTCTAAACTTTTTTTGGCCTGACTCCGGAGTATAGATTACATCTATTCAGACAAATACATGAAATAGTATTTCATGGTGGGGGTGGATACGATTGGAATACTGTATATAATATGCCTATCTGGCTTCGTCGCTTTACATTTGAAACGTTAAGAGAACATTTTGAAAAACAAAATGAAGAAGCAGAAAAGCAACAAAATATGCTTCAAAATAATGGTAAAAGTAAAGGTGAAATATCACGACCAAACATAGCTACAAAACAACCGACATATACAACAAAGGCGCCTAAAAAATAGGCGCCTTCAATATTTATATAATGTAATATTATATCATGGCAGACCCTACAGTACAGGAATTACAACAACAATTAACAGCTCTTAATAAAAAACTTAAAGAAGCTGGTGGGCTAGGTATTGATCTTCAAGAAGCATTTCGTAAAGCAGGTACGGATACTAAAAAACTTAATGAATATGTTGAAAAATTAAATAGCCAATATGAAGATCTTGTAGACAATGCAGATTATCTTTATGAAACCTTTCGAGATATTACAGCTGAATTAAAAAATCAAAATTTATTATTAAAAATAGGTAAAGGATCATTTAGAGAATTTACAAATATTGCTCAAGATTTAAGTAGCTATCAAAAAGGATATAATGATCTTACTGATAATAGATTTAAAAAATTAAAAAATAGTATTGAAGCTGAAAAAAAAGAATTAGATTTTGTTGTAAAAAGGCTAAAAGCTACTCAAAAAAGTCGTGAATTAGAATTTCAAATATTATCTGATCTTGAAAAACGTACCTCTAAACAGAAAGCTAGATTAAGAGAATTACAAAAAGAAAATGATCTTTTAATTAATGCTGAAGAAACATTAAAGTCTGGTATTCCTATTTTAGAAAAAGAACTTAATTTAACTAAAAAAATATCTGATACTAGAAAAGATTTAGGAGGAATTGCTCAAGCAGCAGGTAAAACTATCTCTCAATATGGAGGAGCATTAGCTAATTTCCTAAAAATAGAAGATGCTACTCAAGCTGTTGAGGATTTTAATAAAAAAGTTATTCAAGATGCTTTAAACTCTGGAAGAGTAAAAAATAAGCTTTTAGAAATTGAAAGAAAAAAAAGATTAGCAGAAACAGGTAGGGATGAAAAAGGTAGATTTATAACTCAAGAGGCAGCTCAAGAACGATTAAATGAATTAGAAAAAGAATCATATAAAGTTAAACAAACAGCCGTTATCTTGGCTAATAATTTAGGTAATAAATTTAAATCATTAGGAGTATTTGTTAAAGAATTAGGAGTAGGTTTTAAAAAATCATTAACTGATCCTGTTATTTTACTTACTTTTTTTATAGGAAAAGCATTTCAAGCTAATAAACAAACAGTAGAATTAGGTAAATCTTTAGGATATGGTATAGGCAGAGCAGATGCTTTTAGAGAAAAATTAGTTAGTATTGAAGCCTCTTCTAGAAATTTAAATGTTAATACTGCAAATCTAACTGAAGCTTTTGGAGAATTATCCAAAGCAACTGGGTTTGCATATGAATTTACAGCAGACCAGCTTACAACTCAAATTAAATTAACTAAACAAATTGGACTAACAGCGGATGAAGCTGCTCAAGTACAACGCTTTGCTGTTTTAAATAATAAAACTTCTGAAGAAACATATAAATCCTTTTTAAAAGGAATAACAGCAGCAAGAAACCAATTAAGAGTTGGTATAGATTTTAAAGCTACTCTTGCAGAAGCCGTTAAAGTATCAGGACAGTTAGCTGCTAATTTAGGTAATAATCCTGAAATAATTGGTAAAGCAATAGTAACTGCCAAAGCACTTGGTATGACTTTAGATCAAGTAGCCAAATCAGGTGAATCTCTTTTAAATTTTGAGTCATCAATTGAAAGTGAATTAAAAGCTGAATTATTAACTGGCAAGCAATTAAACTTAGAAAGAGCTAGAGCAGCAGCATTAGCTGGTGATCAAATAACATTAGCTGAAGAATTAGCTAAAAATATAGGTAGTTCTGCTGATTTTACTAAAATGAATGTATTACAACAGAAAGCACTAGCTGAATCTGTTGGTATGACAGCTGATGAATTAGCTAATACATTAAGGAAAAGAGAAGAAGCAATTAAAAGTGGCAAATCATTAGCCCAAATTAATGCAGAAGAAGTGGCTCAAGCACTTGAAAGACAATCTATACAAGATAAATTTAATGCTGCTATAGAAAAATTACAAAGTTTATTTGGTAATTTAATGGCAGGTCCTCTAGGTTCATTTATAGATTTATTAAGTGGTGCTCTTAATATTATAAATTACATGGCTACTCCTTTAAAAATAGTAGCCGGCATATTTGGTACTATTTTCGGAATCAGTAAAGCAATAGCTGCTACTGAAGGGTTAACTGCAGCTATAGCTGGTAGAAAGGTTGGATTTGCGGCTGCTGAATTAGGTTATAAAACAGCTTCTAATGTTTTATCTATTAAAGATAACGCTCTTGCTGCTATTAGTTTAGCTACAGAAGGATCTAAGTTATCTTTTAAACAGCTTGGTATAGCTTTAGAAGGTGAAAGCTTTGCTATTAAAACAGTAGCTTATAGTTTAGCTTTAAAAGATCTTATAGTTGAAAGAACTAAAGCTTTACTTTCTAAACTAGGACTGTTATCTATAACTAGTCAAATAGCAAAATATCCTGCTTTGTTAGTAGCAAAAGGTACTGAAGCCGCTATATCAACCGAAACCGCAGCCGCAACTACTGTAACTGCTGAAGCTGTAACTGGCGGAGCCGCTACTTTATGGATAGTAGGAGGTTTAGCTGCTGTAATGGGAGCTCTAGCAACATATTACGCCATGAAAGATGGAGAAATCGACCCTACTAAAGGCCCAGTAATATCAGGAGGTTTTGGTTCAGTACAATTAGATCCTAATGATAAAGCAATGTATGGGGCTGATGGTAAAATAAAAGTAGGTACAGATTTATTTGGAAAAGAAGGTGCTACTAAGATAAATGATAAAAACACTATATTAAACAGTACTGGTTTAGGTGGTGGTAAAAATAGATCAACTCCCCAAATTGATTTTACACCAATGATAGCATATCTTGAAAAATCAACATCGCGCCAGATAGCAGCTCTTGATAAAATATCATCACGCCCAGCTACAGCATATATCAATGGTGAAGATGCATTTGCTAAAAAAGTAGTAACCACATCAGTACAAAACTCATATAAAGTAGCATAATATTTAAATATTTATATTAAACGATAAACCATGGGATTATTAGACAAATTAAAATCAAGCATTTTAGGATTAGGTGGAAACACACCTACATCATTTGGGGTTGACCCCGTACCTCCAGGAACTCTTCACAACTTATATTCAGTTGATGGTAACCCTAATGTAAGATGGAGAACGAGCAATGGTAATTTAGGTGTAAAACCTCAACCATCTCAACTAGATGAGTTAGATACTCAAGCCCCTAATCTAAACCCTGTTGGTATTGTATCACAAGTATACAAATCTAAAACAGGTCGTAGATATAAGGATTTAGGGCCTAAAGAAGGACGTTACTAATATG